AGAAAGGCTTGGATATATAACATTGTTTATACTTTGCTATTAGACGGACAAGGAAACAGTATAGCATTTCCCAGGATAAGAGATGGACTAATTGACGAACTAGTGCCTATGCAACCTCCTTATAATATACAGTCTGGAAAGGACAGTTATTACATTGAATATCATGGCAAAAGATATAATCATGATGAAATCCTGCACTTTATTATTAACCCTGATCCTATGCAGCCTTTCAAAGGGCATGGTTATAGAGTATTACTAAGGGATATTACTCACAATTTAAAACAGGCCACAGCAACTAAAAAGAGCTTTATGTCAGGTAAGTACATGCCTAGTCTGATTGTAAAAGTGGATAGTACAACGGCGGAACTTGCAAGCGCAGAGGGCCGTGAGGGAGTTTATCAGAAGTACCTTGAATCCGCTGAGGCCGGCCGGCCTTGGATAATCCCAGCGGAGCTTCTGGAAATCGACCAGGTAAAGCCTTTGACACTTAATGATCTGGCAATCAATGACGCAGTAGAGATTGACAAGCGCACAGTGGCGGGCATTTTTGGGGTACCCGCGTTCTTTCTAGGCGTTGGGAAATATGACAAAGACGAATACAACAATTTTATCAACACAACGATACTACCTATTGCAAAAGGCATGGAACAGGAGCTGACAAGGAAATTGTTGTTCAGCCCTGACCTATATTTCAAGTTTAACCCTCGTTCTTTGTATGCTTACGACATCAAAGAACTTGCAGACATGGGGAGCAATTTGTATGTGAGAGGGATCATGACGGGCAACGAGGTAAGGGATCTGCTTGGCATGAGCCCGAGAGAAGGGTTGTCGGAATTAATTTTGTTAGAGAATTACATCAAGCTAGAGGATATAGGGAATCAGGGGAAACTAGTTAAAGATGAATAAAACAATAAGCCTACTGTTTAGTAGGCTTATCATATTCCTTTAAGACTAGTTCTATACCTCTATCAAGTAACCTTGACATAGGTATCATCGTGTCCTTGGAGAGTTGCTTTAGTTTTTCAAATAAATTTTTTTCTACAGCATTACCTATTCTTACTCTGGTTGTTAAATCTGACATATAAACACCTCCTAAATATATTATACTACTTATGCAATATACTTGCAACTTATAGCAACTTATAGTATAATATAAGTAAGGAGATGAGAATATGAACAAACAAGATAAACTTTTAAGGATAGCGGATATTTTAGACAGAAACATATATACAGACGATGAATATATTGATAGGCATCTTAGCCGTAATTGCAAAAACCTACACTCTTTAATTATCAAAACTAATAATTTCACAAAGAACAATTTGAGGAATATAGGCAATAAAAGGTGGGAAGTTGTAAAAGAAGTTTACTACAATTCGCATGAATACAGAGAGTTGATGCAGTTATTGGGTGATGAAGATGACTAAAACATGTACTAAATGCGAGGTAAACAAACCTCTCACTAGTGAATATTATTATCGAAGAAGTGATAAAAAAGATGGCTTTGAGACTATTTGTAAGGAATGTAAAAGAGAGTATAATAAAAAATACTGGAAAGAAAACAAAGAAAAGTTGCAAAAACAAAAAGCTAAATACTATAAGAACAATAAAGAAAAATTTGCAGAGCAGCATAAAGCGTATAGAGAAAAAAAATAAGGAAGAATTATTAAAATATCACAGAGATTACTATGAAGAGAATAAAGAGAAGTTACTAGAACAGAAAAAAGAATACTATCAGAAAAACAGAGACGAGAAACTGAAATATAGAGAAAGGTACTACAAGGCAAACAGAGATAAATTAATTAAATATGCTAGAGGATATTACAAGGATAATAAGGACAAAATAGCAGAATACAGCAAAGAGTACCGAGAAAACAATAGAGATTTAAGAAATGTACTAGAGCAGCGCAGGAAAGCCAAGAAAAATAAATTGCCGAATCACTTTACTAAAAGCGAGTGGAAAGACACAAAGGATTATTTCGATAATAGGTGTGCATATTGTGGTAGCGATGAAGAACTGACACAGGAACATTTTATCCCTTTAAGCAAAGGTGGTGAATATACTGTAAATAACATAATTCCTGCTTGTCGTTCTTGCAATTGTAGTAAAAAAGATAGAGATTTCTTTGAATGGTATCCAGAGCAAGGTTTTTATAGCAAAGCAAGAG